AGTTTAGCTGTAGTTGATGAATATGTTGAATACTTTTTATATAATGAAAGAGGATTATCAGGTACAACTGGACAATCTGGTATTAAGATAGCGCCAGATACAATCGCATTCTGTCCGTCAGGATTAATTGATCAGAACAAGAATATGGTGTTGTCTTATTTACATAAGGCGATCAAACCTGTTAATCAATTAAGAATGATTGAAGACGCAGCAGTGATTTATAGAATTGCTAGAGCGCCAGAAAGAAGAATATTTAAGATTGATGTTGGTAACTTACCAAAAGTAAAAGCAGAACAATATTTAAGAGATGTTATGGCAAGATATAGAAACAAACTTGTCTATGATGCTAATACAGGTGAAGTAAGAGATGATAGAAACTATATGTCAATGTTAGAAGACTTTTGGTTACCAAGTAGAGAAGGTGGTAGAGGTACAGATATTTCTACATTACCTGGTGGTCAAAATCTTGGCGAGATTACAGATATAGAATATTTTAGAGCAAAACTATATCGTTCTTTAAATGTTCCTGTAAGTAGATTAGAAGCTTCTCAAGGGTTTAATTTAGGAAGAGCTTCTGAGATTACAAGAGATGAATTAAAGTTTACTAAATTTGTTCAAAGATTAAGAAAGAAATTTACTGAAATCTTTAATGATATTTTAAGAACACAATTAGTATTAAAAGGTATTATTGCTGAAACAGATTGGATTAATGTAAGAGATAGTTTACAGTATGACTTTTTACAAGATGGACATTTTGCTGAACTAAAACAAACAGAAATGTTAAGAGAAAGAATAGCTTTAGCAAATGAAATGAGAGATTACATTGGTAAATTCTTTTCAGTTGATTACGTTAGAAAACACGTATTAAAACAAAACGCAAGAGAAGTTGAGGAAATGGATAAACAAATTAAGAAAGAAATTAAAGATGGTATTATTCAGGACCCAATGGCTCAAGTTACAAATAGTGACGACACAATAGTATAGGAGTAAAAAATGAGTGAAGAAGTAAAAAACTTTATAGACAAAATCGCAGATGGTGATAATGCTGCTGCTGGAGATGCGTTCAAAGATGCATTAAGAGTAAAAGTAGGAAATTCATTAGACGCACATAGACAAGAAGTTGCTGGTAATATGTTTAATGGAAACTTGGAACAACCACATAGTGACCCTAAACCAGTGATCGCTGATCCAGGTACATTTAACCAAGATGGTTCTGTATCGCCTACAGTAGGTGGCGATGGACAAGCAGAGGTAGATTTATCTCAACCATCACCTGTAGGAGTTGATATAGACAATGCTGGTTAGTAGAGTTATAAAAGAGAATCGTATTATCGATTCAAAAAGTTTTAATGAATTACCACCTCTTATGAAAGAGGCGATGAGAGATGTATTTGAACTCATTGAAAAAGAAACTGGTAACATTATAGAAAAGTTTGAAGGTGCCGTAGCAAAAGTATCAGAGTTTCACGGTATTAATATAGAAAAATTTTATGAATATGTTGACAAAGAAGTAATAGAACAATTAGGAGAAAAATAAAATGTCTGTAACATTTATATCTAAAGGTACAGTAATAACAAATCCTAGTGCAAATAATATAGGTCGAGCACAATTCGTAAGATGTGTGGCGACAGCTCAAACTACAGTCACAGTTACAACAAGTGACAGTACTGTATCCGAGGTATATTTACACGCAGCTGGAGATGAAGTTATTATTGAAAAGCACCCAGATGACACTTTAACATCTGCTGGCGCTAAAGTACACGCAGTAGGTTCGCCAAGAAGTTAATATTTTTAAGTCTTTAAATAAAAAACTTTATAAATATTAGACAAAGAGAGAGAATTTATGAAACTAATTTCAGAAGAAGTCGCATCAGCCGAATATCTTGTAGAAGAAAAGAACGGTAAAAAAGAATACAAAATCAAAGGTGTATTCTTACAATCAAATATCAAAAATAGAAATGGAAGAGTCTATCCTAGAGAAATCCTAGTTAGAGAAGTGAACAGATATACAAAAGAATTTATCAATAAAAATAGAGCATTTGGTGAGTTAGGGCATCCTGACGGACCAACTGTTAACCTTGAAAGAGTTTGTCATATGGTGAAATCATTAACACCAGATGGTGATAATTTTATTGGTGAAGCGAAAATAATGGATACTCCATACGGTAAGATCGTTAAAGGTCTTATAGATGAGGGCGCTCAATTGGGTGTTTCAAGTCGAGGTATGGGTTCGATTATGAATAGAAACGGAATTAACTTTGTAAAAGATGACTTTTATCTTGCTACAGCAGCGGATATAGTCGCAGATCCATCTGCTCCTGACGCCTTCGTAGAGGGTATTATGGAGAGTAGAGAGTGGGTTTGGGACAATGGTGTTCTTAAACAAGTTGATATTGAAGCTTGGAAACAACAAATCCAAGAGGCAAAAAGAACAGTTTTAGAAGAAAAAAAACTAGAAGTGTTCAAATCGTTTCTTACAAAACTGTAATCTTATAAATATCCATACAAAGGAAATTTATAAACGTTTATAAAATAAAAAGGAGATTTCTAATGGCCGAAACAGATAAAATAATTGAGGCGGTAGAAGCACAAGCTGAAAAGGAAGTTAACGAAGCTGTTAACCCTCAAGCTGATGCTCCAAAAAAGAATGCTGTCGCGGCTGAACCTACTCATCTGAAAAATGATGCAGAAGATTTAGGCGCAGCTGTTGTTAAACCAACAGACAGTAATCCTGACGCCACAAAAAAAGTAAATCAAGTTTCTGGAGATCCTCAACAAAAAGCTCAAGGTAGTGCTGACGCAATGCCTAAGTTAAAAGAGGAAGACGAAACTGAGGCAGATGAGAAGAAATCAGAAGTTAAAGAAGGCGAGATGCCAAAAGCAGCTCTAGACGCTCTTAAAAAATCGCAAGATAAAAAAGAGATGTCACACGAAGACGAAAAGAAAAAAGATATGAAAGAAGAATCTGAAGAAGATTTAATTGACGTATCTGCAGACGTTGAAGCTTTAACTAAAGATGAAGACTTATCTGAAGATTTCAAATCAAAAGCAGCTACAATCTTTGAAGCAGCAGTTAAATCAAAAATTAACGATGCTAAAAAGAAAATGCACGCTTCTTATGAGGAGAAATTAAAAGAAGAAGTTGAAACTACGAAATCAGAGTTAGTAGAAAAAGTTGACTCGTATCTAAACTACGTTGTAGAAGAATGGATGCAAGAAAACAAACTAGCGATTGAGCGTGGTATCAAAGGTGAAATCGCTGAGGACTTCATCAGTGGCTTGAAAAAACTTTTCGAAGACCACTACATTGATGTTCCAGATGAAAAATATAATGTGCTCGAAGATCAAGCTTCTAAAATCGAAGACCTTGAGAAAAAACTTAACGAACAAATCGAAAAGAATGTTGAACAGAACAAAGCAATTGGCGAACTAAAAAGACAAGACATCATTGATGAGGCGTCTAAAGATTTAGCTGACACTGCAAAAGAGAAGTTTAACAAACTTGCTGAAGAAGTTGAGTTTTCAAACGAGGAAGATTTTACAACTAAAGTATCTACTATTAAAGAAAGTTACTTTGGTGCGAAGAAAGAATCTTCAACTGATATAGATGATGTAGCGGTAGCAGGTGGATCTGACGATCAAGTTGATCCGGCAGATTTATCGAATAGTATGGCTGCTTATACCGCCGCTATAAGTAAAACAAAAGACATTAAAATTGTCAAGTAAATATAGAGGGAGAAAAGTATAATGTACTTATCTGAAACTTACGAAAAAAAATGGCAGCCAGTCCTAGAGCATTCTGATCTACCAAAGATCACGGATTCTTACAGACGTGCCGTTACAGCTACTATCTTGGAAAACCAAGAAAGAGCACAAAAAGAAGACGCTGCATTCTTATCAGAAGCAGCACCTGCTAACGCAACAGGTTCTTCAATTGCTAACTGGGATCCAATTTTAATCTCATTAGTAAGAAGAGCAATGCCAAATCTTATCGCTTACGATATCGCTGGTGTTCAGCCAATGACTGGACCAACTGGTCTTATCTTCGCAATGAGAAGCAGATACACTTCACAAACTGGCGCAGAAGCTATGTTTGACGAAGCAGATACTGAGTTTTCAAGCAGAAACGCTGCTGGTGATTCAACTGCGGGTCAAACTCCAGATGCTGCACAAGCTGGTTCAAACCCTGCAATCTTAAACGACTCACCTGCTGGTGCATACAACAAGTTCGAAGGTATGACAACTGCTACTGCTGAGGCTTTAGGAGATGCTTCTGGTAATCAGTTCGCTGAAATGGCTTTCTCAATTGAGAAATCTACAGTAACTGCTAGATCAAGAGCTCTAAAAGCAGAATACACTATGGAACTTGCTCAAGACTTAAAAGCAATCCACGGTTTAGATGCTGAGACAGAACTTGCAAACATTTTATCTGCTGAGATCCTTGCGGAAATCAACAGAGAAGTTGTAAGAACTATCTACATCAACGCTGAAAAAGGTGCATCTGCAAACACAGGTACAATCAACACAACTACTGAGGGTGTATTCGATTTAGATACAGACTCAAATGGTAGATGGTCTGTTGAGAGATTCAAAGGCTTAATGTTCCAAGTGGAAAGAGAAGCTAATGCAATCGCTCAAAGAACAAGAAGAGGAAAAGGAAATATCCTTATCACTTCTTCTGATGTTGCTTCAGCATTACAAATGGCTGGTGTATTAGATTACACACCTGCACTTAACAATAATCTAAACGTTGACGATACTGGTAACACTTTTGCTGGTGTATTAAACGGTAGATTTAAAGTGTACATTGATCCATATAGTGCAAACCAAGCTGCAAGTCAATACTTTGTAGTAGGTTATAAAGGTACTTCACCTTATGACGCTGGTATGTTCTATTGTCCATATGTACCACTACAAATGGTAAGAGCAGTTGGCCAAGACACGTTCCAACCAAAAATTGGTTTCAAAACTAGATATGGTCTAGTTGCAAACCCATTCGCAGAAACAGGTGCCGCTTCAGGTGCAGTAACTGCAGTGAACGATGCTGGTTCAGCAAACTCAAACAGATACTACAGAAGAGTTAAAGTTGCAAACTTAATGTAATCTGTAATACATATCTTAAAAAAGGCGGCTTTCGGGTCGCCTTTTTTTTATCTACTAAATACTAATATGAAGAACGTACTAATACAATATTTGTGGATATTCTTAATGACAGCTCTTTTGGGTGTTATTATGGTGTTTATATATCCTGAAAAGAAAAATAGATTAGAATTTATTGAAGAAAAAATAAAAGAAGTTGAAATGAAGAAGAAAATTTTAACTGAAAAAGAAAAACAATTAGAAAAACTTGCCACTGAAAAAGAGTGGGAAGAAGTGGACAAAGAGAAAGATAAATAGTAATATGACAACTATAAACTCTTTATCACGTCAACCAACTAAACTCGATTATGCGTCACCAACGCAGTTTAAGTTTAGTATTATCAAATTACCTAAAGTAGAATATTTTTGTACAGCTGTAAATATACCTGGTATTACATTAGGTGGTACTATGTCACAACCCTCACCACTAAAAGATATACCAATTCCAGGGGATAAATTATCATATGAAGCATTGTCTATGACTTTTATAGTAGATGAAAATTTAGAGAACTTTCAGGAAATACACGGTTGGTTAGTTGGTCTAGGTTTTCCAAGAGATCATAACGAATTTAGAGATTTAGTTTCATCTGGTAATGATAGATTTCCAGCAAAAAATCAATCAATTAGTAATGAAATAGGTAAAGTTAAATATGGTGCTGCTAACACGGGTGGTACATATTCAGATGCAACTCTAACTATATTGACAAGTAAAAATAATTCTCAATTAGAAGTTAGATTTAGAAATATGTTTCCAACAGGTTTAACAGGTTTATCATATAATCAACAAGCCGCTGATGTAGATTATCTAACAGCGACAGTATCATTTGAATATGAGATATACGATTTTGCTACAACAGGATCGTCAACAACAAGTGTAACCACATCATAGTCTTTACTTTTTAAGGCTTTTGTGATATACTATATACAATGGAGTTATTATGACATTAGAAGAATTACAAATACAGGCTGATAAAGACCTTAAAATAAATGATACTGAACTAGATTTAGAATCATTAAAAACACCTCAATTACACAATCAATATTTAAAACACTTAACAAAGTATAAGTTAATGTTAAGTAGAAGTGAAACAGAATACAATATACTAAAAAGAGAAAAGTGGGAATACTACACTGGTAAAGCAGATCCGAGTGTTTATGCTCAAAAACCATTTTCATTTAAATTACTTAAAACAGATGTTGACAAATATTTAGAATCAGATATTGATTTACAAAAATTAAAACAAAAAGTAGATTACATACAAACAACAGTAGATTTTTTAGACAGAACAATTAGACAAATTTCAAATCGTGGTTTCACAATTAAAAATGCAATTGACTGGAGAAAATTTACTAGTGGCGCTATCTAATTTCAATGACCACTACCAGATATTTAATCATAGATAAAGTAAACGAAGTCTATCTAAAAATAGAAGCAGATGCTGATATTCGTAGAGAACTCGGTGAGTTTTTTACATTTGAAGTACCTGGTTTTAAATTTATGCCTCAATATCGTAATCGAGTTTGGGATGGTAAGATACGATTATTTAATTACGCCAGTGGTAAGATTTATGCTGGGTTATATCCTTATATTAAGAAATGGTGTGAAGACAACAATGTACAAGTTGTTGATGGAACTAAAATACAAGATACAAAAGTTGATGATGTTAAATTAGACAATCTAATTAAGGCTCTTAAATTACCACACGAAGTTAGAGATTATCAAAGAGAAGCTTTTAAATATT